ACGGGATCAGCCGACTCCACTTTATTGACTTCGGTGCTGAATATAGGTTGCTGAGTAAGGTTAGACATTTTGTTCTTTTTGGATCGCTAAGATACGTTTAAGCTTCGAGTTCGTTGACTAGAAGATCGTTAAGTATTGATCGAGCGTTTTTGTACTCGTTAATTAGGGCTTTGATCTGGTCTAATGTAGCGTCAGGAATAGTAACGCCGTTAGCTACATTGATGGTGACGTTAAAGGTGGCCCAGTTACCTCCGTTGTAAGTTATCTCACCGTCGTGGTCGTATGACCCGTCGAAGAAAATGCCTATGGAGGTCGTTATCGTTACGCTGTCATAGCCCAAGGTAGCGATGGCGTTTTTAATACTGGCCGGAGTGCCCTTTGTGCGCTGTAGCTTAACCGCCGTCTTAATAAGATTGCGCCGCTGCTGCTCAGTAGTGGCAAGACGCCATCCGCCCCACCCTAACACTCCGTACTGGCCTGCTAGGTAGTACAACGCCTCGGTAGGCGCTGAGTCGATGATGAACATAAGAATGGGGTCCGTCGGCAGCGCGGTGAGCTCCTGACTGACGGCCTCTACTATGTTCGTAATGTGCGGCCTATCTTGCAAGGCACTAGCTATCTCAACCATTTGTTGTGCCTGTTACTGTCGTCGTGAGTAGAATAGTTTTTGCAAATTGGATCGGAGTCAGTTCGATGTCGGCCGTAGTGTTGTTAATACGGATCGTTACGTCAGCAACTTCCGTGGCGTCACCTACGGCGCGACCCACTAGTTGCGCCATGTTTACGTCGAAGCCTAAGCGCGTCTCGCGCGCGTACAGGTACTCGGCTATGCGCAGCCGTGCGGCCGCCAGCGCGGTGGTCGAATCAGCGTTGACGTACATCGTAAATTCTGCGATCACGGACACTTCGACCAACGTAGGTGAGAGCACCACGACCGTATCGGTCAGAGGCACTACCGTCTCTGGGTCTAACGCAGCCTCTACTTGCTGGATCACAGTAGCCGGGGTCACTACGCCACCTTGCACCAGCGGGTAGACGTTCACGGTGCCCGCAACGGGGTTTGTCACCGCCACATCGATAATGCTCGCCGAGGCGGTGCGGGCATGGAATTGGTAAGCCTTGACGGGTCCCGCCGTGGAAGTGCCGGCACCAGCCAATCTAATCCGCTCGCGTAGTTCTTCGTCGGTTTCTTCGTCAGCGCCGCCGCCGGATGTGCTGGCGTTAGTAACTGACAGAATGCCTATGCGTCGATCTATCAGCCGAGTAAGTTGTCCGGGTGTGAAACCGTTGCCGTTCAATCCCGCATTTAGCGCGGTGGCCGTGGCCGCAATGGTCGTTGCACCTGGTACTACTACTACGTCCGAGTCGGTGAGGAAAGTAGTCTGTCCGTTCTGAGAAGCGACACGGCTACCCGCAGGTAGCGTAAAGCCTCCGTGGCCTACCGCCGTGGAGTACAAAAGGCTGACCGACGCGGACGAAGAGGCAAGACGCGCAACGCCTTGCAGCTCGGCTAAGTAGTCTAGTGCCGGGGCGTTAGAAAACGGAAGTAGCATTTGCGTTGCGGCGGCTTGGCTTTGCTCTGTGAAAAGTTTGATCTCGAAAGCGCACACCTCTAGCACCAACGCCTCCGCGAACGCAGGTAGCAGAATGCGCCCGGACAGTGCTTCGTAACGTTCAAAAAGTCGAGCCTTTATGCTCTCGTAGTTAGTGTCGTAAAACTGTGGGGGCGTCATATCTGTATTGTTTCTCCGGCCTCGGTGACAATAGCGTCGCCGTCTTCGGTCGCTAAGATAAAGTAAATTCCGGCGGTAGCGGCATTTGTGGCGCTAGTCACTGCGTAGATGGCACTTTGCTGCTCGTTAGAGGCGTCGGATAGAACGTTCCACCTTAAAAGAAAGCGGATGCCTGACACGAAGCCGTTGTCCGTCACGGTCTGCTCGACCGAGTAGCTGACTGCGGAGACTTCTATGCGCGGCTCCCACCGGTTCAAGTCGCGTTTGATGGCCGCTGCGATTACCGGAGCTTCGACCTCAGTGCCCCCGTCGAGGTATGACCACACCGTACTACCAAAGGATGGCTTGAACGGCTGTGACCCCGGTTCGGTGTTAAGGATGATCCACATAGACTCTTCGATAGCCGCAATGCCCTCTACATAAGTTCCGGGCGTGGTGGAACTCATTTGCCAGTTGCCTGACCGCGTTTCGCGTGTAGCGTTGTTACGACGCACCACGGCGGCGGCAGCTAAGTCGTCGGAGAGTGCGTAGGGCGCGAATATTTGATCGTTAGTTTCGTCCGGGTCAATCTGATCGTACAGACCGCCGAGGCTCAGTTCCTCTTCGTCCATGGTATTTAGTTTAGTAGAATTTCGGCTCTAAGTTTTAGAGCCGCGAAAGTCGGAGCCGCCGATAAAGGAGTCATTACTGATATTGCGGATATGAGTTCGCCCACTATTGCTTTTAGCGAGTCTCCCGCCTTGGCGATCTTGACGCCTTGCGCGCTAAGTTCTATCTCAGCGTCGTTAAGGCTTATTTTGAAGGCCGACCCATCCCAACCGATGCGCCCTCCGCCGTTGAAATCTATGGCGAAATCGCTCTCGGTCAGTCCGGAAGTCGGTTGTTTTTTATCGGTGAATACAGCACCGAGAATTACCCCTTCCATGCCATCGACCAAACAGGCGACCTGAGTGCCCTTGGAGATGGGGAGGTGCGGCGTGGCGCCGTCTACTGAGAAAGCGACATGGGGAAGTGGAAAAGAGATAACGTCGTCAACTGGGAAGTACACCCGGTAACGCGCTTTCACTAAATCTACTTCCACCACATCGCCAAACCTCAACATATTAGACCTTTTTAAGACTTACTTGTGTGGCGTACCCTATCGAACCTACGTCGTGAGAGCTTGCCGTTATAAAATATTTTCCGTCGAACTTGTCGCCGAAACCGGTCAGCAAGATACTACTTCCCGACAACATGGTCGGCCGTCCCGGCATATTTATGGTGCCAGTTATTTGAGCCGTGCGCGACTTGTAGATCGAGGCTCTTGACATTGCGAAGGCTTCCGCGCCTGAGCGGGCGCCTCCGTAGGTGTTTTCTTCGTCTGCGTCGGTACCGTTCACCTCCGGCGGGCGGTGGAACACAAAGCGAGAGGCTGCGTTGTACGGTGGGTGCTTGCCAGTAACCCCATCGCCGGGAAAGGGAACGCCGTTAACCGCGCCACCAGGTCCAGTAGGTGCAGGCTGCGCTACCTCGTTGTCCAACCGCCGAAACGCAAAGTCAGCGTCCGGGGCGTAAGGGGCTCCGAGCGTAGTCACATCGTCAGAGGGGAACGCCCCCGAGTCGATGTCCCCGGCGGGGACCCGCGACACCTCAGTCAGTTCGAACCGATTCTCGAACGGGCGGTAAAGAGGAGAATAGGGGGTTGGTACATACTCGCGAAGCTGCTGAATGCCCGGAGTTGATCTATCTATGCCGCTAGTCTGCGTGTCAGGATTTACGTACCTAGTCGTAGCTGCGCGCTTTACCTTCATTGTTTCGTCGCGAAAGTTGGCGCGCTCGACATCCTTCATATCTACCGTGACTACCGGGTCGCCGCCCTCTAAGTCGTAGACATCGCTAAAGAACAGCAAGTCGTTACGCATAGAGAAGTTGTACCCGTACAGGTCTGCAAGGCGGGAGAGGAACGCTATGTCCGTCTCTCGCACCTGCGCCACGCGGGGAAGTACCAGCCGGGGGTCGATGTTGCCAAGCGACCGCAAGCCGTGGCGTCGAGCGATCTCGCCTACGATCTCCACTAAAGTATTGTCCTCGTAGTTTACTGTTCTTTTTGTCCTTACTCCTTTTGTAACCAGAGCGGCGACCCCGCGAATAGTTACCCGGTAAGGCAACACTTCATACTCCACCTCGTCGATGTCGAAAGTACCTGCACTAACCATGTCGCCTTTATAACCCATGCTAACCTCTAACTTAGAGCCCTTCGGTGGATACCAATCATTCGCGAAGCGGTCGTCCTCAGCGGTGAGGTATATATCCACGCTGTCCGAACTAGCCTCTACGCTGTCGTGATACTGCATTGAAACGATAAAGGGGGTTAAGTCTCTCGTTACATCTTTGCCCGCGATGGTGACCTTTACTTCTGGCCTTGCTAAGTTTTCCACGGTGGTAGTGCTGTGCGTTTTACATCGCTGTTTCTAAGAGTAAGGACGGGAACGCGGATGCGTAGCCCCGGAGGGTAAGTGCGTAAGATAGGCATTGTGGGGTTAGCCTCAATGAGAGATGCCCACGCGCTAGAATCGCCGTAGTGCTTACGCGAGATCGAGTCAAGGCGGTCGCCTTGCACAGTGACGTACTCCACAAAATTATCAGCGTAGGTCATAGTCTTCGTAGGATTAGTAGGCGGTTAAGAGGGCGGGTGGCGTCGAAGGCGGAGCTTACAATATTAAGAAGCCCGCCAGCATTTGCGCTAACGTCCGTTAAGTCGCCGCGCTCCGCCGCGTCCTTAAGGGCTTCGGCGCGCTCTACTATTGTTTCAAGCTGCTCTACTAGAGCAGGGGCTTGCGCAACTAAAGTACGCACACGGGCAAGAAAGGATAGTGCTTCTCTTGCTTTTTGCGCAGCCTTATTGGCTGACTTAGCAAGCTTGACCATGTTGCGCACACGTTGTACGGGGGGTGCTGTGACAACAATTTTAGCCTCAAGGTCAGCGGCGCGAAGGTCGGCTAGTGATCCGGAAACGTTAGATACTAGCTCGGCGGCATCGGTCGCGGGCCGGGACTCTATAAGCACGGAGGCTACGTTGTTTTCTGCAAGAGCTTTAGCAGCATCGAAGTCGCGCCCTCGCGCGGGGTCGTTGGCGCCGATTGGTGCATATTCAACTAGTACTAGCTGTAGCTTCGCACTAGTAAGCTCTCCGCGCGGGCTGCGCCGTGACTCACTAACGTCAATCGACATTATGACCACATCGCCTATCAAAGTACCTGTGCCATCTACGAACGCGCAAACTAAGTTATTAGACTGCTTTTCGCGCAAAGCCGCAATTGCACGGACCACGTTGACGAACGTAAAGTGTAGAGTCAAGTCTACTTTATATTCAGTCAGCTCCGTGCCTGTACGTAGCAACGCCGCCTTGCCGTTAAGCAGTGCGGTTTTGGCTATGCGCTCAGAGTAGCGATAGTCCAAGGCGCTAGGACCGTAAAGGCCAGTGAAGCGTATGTCGTCAAGCTGAAAATACATATTAGAAAGTTAGTCTTCGTTCATTTCGTTGCCCTTCCTTCACCATACTGAAAAGTTCTGACTTGTGCTCCCTTAGCATTTCGCGGAACGGCTTGGCCGTAGACTCGGAAGCTCCCGGTAGGTGTATCGTAGGGGCGTAGTTTATTGATGTTTGTCCGCCTTGCTGCTTAGGCTTCAACTCGGGCTTAGGAGTAAGGCTTCCGAGAATAGGCGTCTTTGCAGGTTTATCACTACCAGATTTTGACACCCCCGGAGTCATACCGTTACGCGGTGTAATTGCGGGCGGGGGCCACGAAGGCTTTTTGCGCGCGGGCGTGTCTGTGTGGTCTATGGGCTCTACACCGAAAAAAGAAGCGATAGATTTAGACGCACGACTAGCCCACGAAGTTATCGCGTCTTCATAGGTGTAAAGGAAAACTCCGATGGCTGCGATGGCTGCGACAACGGCCAGAGGCACGGCGATAGCGGCCGCACCAGTTAACCCGAAGGCGCCACCGATGAGCGCGATACCTTTACCTACTAGCGCAAGTGCCGGAGCTACAGCGCCGGACACGGTAGCGAATGAAGATATGACCGAAGATGCAACTGCTAGTCCCGTAGCCAAGCCGCCGACTATCGCAACGGCTTTGACAATTGTAGCGGTTAGTTCACTGTTTTGCCCCGTCCAATCCGACAAGCTAATAGCTGATACGGAGGCTTTTTCTGCCAGCGAGGTAAGGGTAGGTAGCAGCGCGTTGCCTAAACTGATCCCTAAATCCTCGGTGGCTGATCTGAATTTTTTAATGTTTCCTAACGCAGTTTCCATGCGCTGATCCGCCACGCCCTTCGCGGTCCGCTTGTTGGTTCCGGTTCCCGCAATGTCTTTGGCGTATTCCGCTAACCCGCCATCCTTGGCGAAGTCGAGCAGCTTGGCCGCACCACTAGTACCCTCCGTCTCAAACATCGTCTTTATGAGTTCCAGCTTCCGACCCGATGGCACTCCGTCAAGAGCTACGCCCATCTCTTGCAGCACTACCGTAAGGTCGCGCAAGTTACCGTTCGAGTCTACGGTGTTTATACCTAGCTCTCTCAGCGCCGCAGCGGCAGGTTTTGTCTTGCCTGCTAACCTAAGCAGCATACCCCGAAGGGACGTACCTGCCATCTGGCCCTTGATACCTGCGTTGGCAAGTACTCCGGCCATAGCGGCAGCCTCTTCTAGTCCTAGCCCCGCCTCTTTGGCGACAGGGCCGGTGTACTTCATCGTGGCCGCGATAGTTTCCAGCGTAGAGTTAGATGAAGTAAACGTTCGCGTCAGCACGTCGCCTATGCGGGTCATATCACCAACCTTCATTCCGAAAGCGGACATTACATTCGTTGCGATGTCGGCGGTTTGCGCTAGGTCAAGATTACCGGCGGCGGCAAGGTTAAGGACTCCGGGCAGGGTCGTGATTATCTCACCGGCCTTTAGGCCAGCCATCGCCAGGTACTCCATTGCGCCTGCGGACTCGGTGGCCGTAAACACTGTCTCTCGACCTTGAATACGTGCAGCCTCGCCCATCTGTACTAACTCCCGGGATGTTGCCCCGGACACCGCACCGACGTTCGCTATGGCCTGCTCGAAGTTAACGGCTAGTTGCGTGGGCTTGAACAGCGCCGCGCCGATGCCGAGCGCAACCGCGCCCGACGCTCTGGCCGCGTCTCCCCAACGAGCGGATCGCTCCCTTTGCTTTCTGGCGAAAGCATCGGCCTCTTTGTTCGCATGTCCGAAGACTTTGCGGAATCCCGACGAAGCCTTATCTACAGCTCGAAGTACGATTAGCGTTTCTAATACTTTACTTTGCACTTTAGTTAGGTTTCTTCGGGGTTATTTATTTGATTGTGCATTTCGATGGCGGCCCGGTGGAACTCTTGTACTTCGTACCAAGGTATAGTGGTCATGACCTCCGTGTAGCTCCACCCCGTAAAGTGGGCCAGAAAAACAAAGTCTTGATACGTTAAGCAGTTTACACGCCCAACTGAAAACCCAGTTCGATGAGTTTAGCCATGACCTTTACGAAGTCGTGGTAGTCTAAATCCTTCCACTCCTGGATCATGACCTTCCGGAACGGCTGCGCGTCGTTGTCGGGCGTACTCAAGCGTAACAGTGCCCGCATAGCTGCCGGGTAATAGTTGTCCGGAGTGCCAGCCATCTCGCGGCCGATCTCTAAGAACGTGGCTCCTGTAGGCTTGTCTAGGATAGCCACTTGGTGACTTACCCCCTTGTATACAATCTCGATGTCGAGAAAGCGGAATGGGGAGCCTTCAACGGCTGGGTGTGCGGCTTGAGCTTTTTTAGCTTTTGGGCGCGGCGTAGTGGGCTTCTTAGTATTAGCCATTGTGTTATAATATGTTGAGGTTTGAAAAAATATTACCCGCCAATGTTGTTGTTAAACTGCGCGGTAAGGTCCACGCCATTGACGCGGAGTAGGTTGTTTGCTGCGTCGAACTCGAAGATTTCGACGCCGTCGATAGTCTGCTTGAGGTAGAAAACGCTCATCTTCATCTCCAAGCCGTCTACGTTTTCCATTTGCGAAAAGCTACCCGTCGGGT